GCTGGTTGCATATTAGTCTACGATTATTACTTGTGAACCGTCTGGGGCGGTGATTGCTTGGTCTGGGAGACGTAGTATATTTTGTGCGCCGATTACTGGTTGTATTTGGTCAAGTGTTGGTGCTGAGTATCCTTGTGCTTTTTCAAGTCGAGTGATTACTTTATTCAACTCCTTATCAAATTCAATCTCACTCATGTCAGTTGTAAGAGAGGAACCGACAGCTTGTAAGAAAGCAAGGTCTTTATCAGACATCGGCCCCTTGAGAAGTCCGAGGTTATCGAGTGTAAGATTTGCCTTGAGTGTATTAACTTTGTTTTCAAAAGCTGTACGGTTGCCTTGAAGGCCAAGAGACTGTCCAAACGGTACAAACTTAGCAAATGACGCCCCAACAGCACTTCCCTTACCTGCTGTGGCTGGATTTTTAAGTTCCCTCGCCAGTGCAAGTGTTTGAGTAAGCTGTTGAGATTGTTCTGAGTCCACACCACCACCCTTGATGTATTCCCCAGCAGGAATGTATTTACCTGTTGCTTCATCCCAAATATAAGGCTTGCCGTCAATTTCGGTAATAGATGGCTTCGAAGAACCAACAGCGGCTGGTTTTGGTCGCAAGTAACCACCCACAAGTGAAATGGCCTCGTCAAGTGTCTTAGCACCCATTGCCTGACGTACTTCCGCTGTACTTGCTCCTGCTTGTAGGGCAGAAAGGGCGAAGTTTTGGATAGCTGCTTTATTAGCCTTTGCTTCCTCAATGGCATTCTGTCGATTCGCGAAAAGAAGGTCGTATTCACGTTGTTCTGCCTTATTAAATAGGTCTCGGTTTTCGGTATAGTCAAACTTGGCAATATCCATCTTCTGCGTCTGTTCTTCAAACTGTGCTTGTACTGCTCGGTCTGCTATTTCTTTAGCACTGTCGTAACGACCTTGTACGGCCATCTGAATAACGGAGAGGTCGGCTTGCTTAGCAAGGCTTTCTCGTGAAAGGTTTCTTATTTCCGCTTCTACACCACCCGCTAGTCCACCACCCTGTTTTTGTAGACGTTCGGTTGCTCGACGAAGAGAGAGTTGTTCACGGCGAATTTGGTCGTTGATGTCGTTTAGTTCTGGGGTGATTTCGTTAACACCGCCTTTTTGTGCATAGGCTTCGGCAGTGAGAGTGGATAGACCTTTAGCGGCTGCCATTTGGTCAAGGAGTGACTTGTAGGCTGTTCCCTTACTCGCTTCGGCAGCGGTCTTTTCAGCAGCCACTTTCTGGGTAAGCGCGTCTTCTTGTACAGCTTCTAGGTCAGCTTGTAGCTTTGGTGCCGTGGTAGGAACAGGAGTGGGTGTCACCACAGGCGCTTTTGATGGCGCAAGCCCGCTAGGTGTGATAACAGGAGTAGTAGAAGATGGCTTTACTGGAGTCGGAGCGACATACGCGTCACCAAGTTGTGCCTTAGCACGCGCGACTGTCTCGTCTACCGTTTCCATTCCTGCACTTGTTGGGATTTTCTTTTTAGGAGTCATGTTAGTAATTAGTATTATACCACGTTTAATTTGTTGATTTGCTTACTACGTTCGATAGTTCAAGTTGATTCACTGCTACACCTGCACCTCGCATCTCTATTTTAATCTTGACCCACGCAGAGGTGATTCCAAGTAGTGAGTTCTTAATAAATTCTTTACTTTCCTTGTTGTCTTTTGAGTATTCACCGATTTTCTTAAAGTCAGTTCGGTAAAACTCTATAAGGTCGTTCACCACACCATAGTCTTCGTCAATCGTGATTTGGTATACAAGCGCACCGGCCTCAACAGCAGTAACATGTACTGTCTTCCCTTGTCCCTTTCCGTTGTATAAGACAAGTTCGTCTCCAATCTCTATATCAGACCATGCGGAAGATTGTGCTGTCGTGTTGGTGTTGATGACATTTGTCGCAGACCACACGCCAGAGAGCAGAATCGGCTTTGTGCCCGCCTTAGATTGAGCCTTAACTACAATACTGTCGTTATCTGTCACGATTCCGTCCATAAAGGTATACGCTTCTTTCCATGCCTGTTCGATATTATCTGAATAGACGCGCTGTGTTGTGAAAGACCCCACTGTGTTGCTGTCATGAAATACATTTACCGTGTATACGACAGTTCCATCTTCTGAGTGTGTGCGTGCTCCCCAAAGCACCTCTGAGGAAACAGATTCTTTAGCCGTCTCGTTTATGCTCGAAAGACAGATGGCGCCAGCTCGTGCATCTTGCGAGCCGTTATCACGGTTGGGAAAGTAGAATAGCCGGTCAGAAGCACCTGCGGTTCCGGTTATGGTGACATATTTTTCAGCAGCAAGGGCTTTACGTGACAATGCTAGTTTAATTGAGGTTGCGCTAATTACTTTTACATAATAAACATAATTTGCATCGACTCCAGAAAGACCCGAAACAGAGAAAAACTGCACAGCATCACCATCCTTGAGGTAGTGGGTAGCTGAGGTCGTTATAACGCTATCGGCAACCGAAAGGGAGCCGTCACGAACAAGGGTGTCGCTAGAAGCTGTGGCCATGTGGTAAAGACCAGCGTCAGGGTCAAACACCCAAAGCCCCGACTTCATAGATGGTAGGAAGCCAGTATCAAGGTCGCCTTCGATATTTATATATAGAGATTGACCATATGCAACCATGCCTCGGTGATACACTTTTGGTACACCGTTAGTAGAACCTTGCCAGAGGGCATTGGGGGCGTAATACACAGGAAAAGCAGCCAAGAGGGTTGCGGTGGTGCCTGATATTTGAAGGATTTGACCGTTCGATGTTACAGCCGCCACTGATTCTCCGTAAGGTACAACAGAGTAAACCCACTCACATCCAACAGGTACTTCGTACTGTGCGCTGGCACCGTCACCATTCCAGATGAAGACACGCGCTTCTGTTCCGTCTTTTGTTTTTGTACCTACATAAAGGAAACCTGAGCGGTAGGCTAGAGTTGTAACGATGAACTGGCTAGCGAGAGTGAGGACTGTTGAACTGGCAACATATGAAGTATCGAGAATCTTCACAGTGTTTCCGTTCCCTACCGCGAGCTTGTATGTTGGCAAACTATCGAATATGGCCATTGGGTGAGGCACGCCTGATGTAAGTGACTCTAAAGAATAGTTATCGTCTACGTTACCATCCCAATCCGCCACGTTACTGTTGGTTGTGACCACCAGGCGGTTGTTGTAGGTTATGGCATCACTATTAGTGGATGTCGCTGGAGTAAAGTCCACTTCTTGAGACCATGGAGCGCCCGTTAATCCACCCTTGAACAGAGCATCATCGGTGATAGCAATGTAGTTATTATCGAAATATGTAAGAGCCACAACATCGTTTAAATTTGCGTCTGTGGTTGATGATGTGATAGCCACAGGACGACGAGCAAGTTTAAGCTGCCCGATAGTATCTAAGGATATGTTTTGTGTCTCATTTAAAATACCCGTGACCTCTCCTTGATTTAATTGTGTCCAGATTTTATTAGATGGTATTTTCATATTTATGTGTAGTATGGGACTTTATACTGTGTTCCGACAGCATCAATAAGGATAACCGAACCGTCAGGCGCGTCTGCTACTGCGTAAGAACTAATCCCCGCCTCGTCCACCGTCCGTGTCATGCCTGACGTACCCCCCACAGTTCCTTTCTCCAAGAAGTTGTTACGAAGATTAATAGCTCTAGGAATTTGTGGGTCAAGAGTAGCCGCGTTACGCAAAGAGTTAAAGAGCCGCTCTAGTTCAGAGACCTTATCTTCAAGTTCTTTAATTCTTTTTTGGTCTGGTGTCATTATTTGTCTGGATTAGTCCAAGTCGTGCTTGGTTTAGCTGGGTTGTTCCATATCGTAGGTGACTCACCGCGACCCGTTTGTGTAAAGGACGCACCCGTGGCCGTGACGGGGGTGTTACTTGTGGCAGTGTCCGCTATGCCTGACTGAGAGAAGGTGGTAGTTGTGGTGGTTACGAGAGTGTTAGAGCCTGTTGCATCTATAGGAGGGATGAATACCGCGAGGTTTGCATAATGGTCGTTTAATGTTCCGCTGTAGGTCGCACCATATGCTGTAAGTGCAGAGGCTGTGCTTTGTATTCCATACGCTGCACCGACCACGATACCGTCAGCTCCTGAACCAGCGGTGTCGTATGCTTCGGTGAAACTAATTCCGTGGCAGGAATAGCTCGACATTGAAAATAAACTTGCCGCGCTTGTCCAACCAGCAACAGCCATAACTATTAGTGCGCCGTCAGCACCTGGGGTGTAGCTGCTGATAGTCCCAGAAAACACATTTGAGTTAGCGGCAGTATCAAGCTCTGCGTCTGTTGTGCCAAGTTGTTGTGACGGATTTTGCCCTGTAACACGCAAAATTACACCGATGTTGTTGGCTGTACCAGTAGATGTGAAGGTGAAGTTAGAAGCTGAGACATCGCCGGAATCTGCCACTTTGTACTGAATACTATGCGAGGCCTGGGCCCCGTTTCCGCCCACGGCGCTTGTCCAACCTGAAAGGGTGTTGAATACCCCGCTCCAAGGGTCTCCGGATTTATTTGAATTTAAGATAGCAACCATTAGGTCGCCCGCTGTTAAGCCTGTTGGCTTTGTTATAGTCAACGAAGTGCTAGACGAGCTGTTTCCTGAACCTACAGACTGAACAACCATGGCCTAATAACTAATAGCTGCTAATCCTTCGGCGTTGACGGTTAAAGTAAGGGTGCCTCCAACTGGAGATAGTGTGGTGGTGAGAGCTCCACATGCGATGAGAGGTGAAGCTGAAGCTACACCTGTGTCCATAAAGAGCACAAACTGGTCTGTGGTCGCTGTGACGGGTGTTTCGCTCACATCGTTGAAGTCAATTTCTACACGATTATTTGTTGTGTCTACGTTGACTGCTGCACCCGAGATGGTGCGCACTGTTGTGCCTGAAGCTATGGAAGCTGAAATATCGCTCCAAAACTGGTGTGTCTCTTGGTTTTGAGAGTATGAGGTTGCCATAAAAGCACCTTTAAGAGTGCCTGTGGGTGCAGCCGTAACTCCCGTTACCGCTTTGAGTCCTACCTCTAATCCTTTTGAATAAAATCCTGCCATGTTATCTGTTGTTTTGTTTAAAGACTGTTAACTTTTGTGGTTCATCCTTCGCTCGACTTCCAAAGTACCCCTGAATTTCTCGCTCCAGCTTCATTACCTCGGCTTCGATACGTGGGTATGAGGTGAGGGTATTACGTCTTGCGTAGTCAAGAGCTGGCTTTAGATAGAAGTACTTGTGGTGTACGCCAGGGAAGCCTGGCTTCTTTGTTGTGTCAGTGTGGGTGAAGTATGAACCCTCACGGTTTATAGAGACTTTTAGGCCGTCTGTTACGTTGGCTACTGGCAATACATCAAATCGAATAGTATTTGCTGTCTTATCGTAGCTCTTTGGCTGTCCGGTAAGGGATAGGCCGTCAGTAAAGGTACTTGCCTGGTCTTCTGTGTCTGTATCGTATGGCTCTAGGAGGCGATAAGCAGCACTTGCTGAATCCTTTACATACACTTTGTATATGTCGAGAATAGAGTTACCATTTTCATCAGTTAAGAGGGTGTAGTCACGCTGTCCGGCTACGATGTTGGTGTAGATTTCTGGGTAGTCAGTATGGTTTGTATCATCACCCTTCCATGTACCAGAACACTGAATAACTAGAGAGAGATAATCATCTAGGGTAAGGTTTGCGTCAGCGCAGAATTGCTTTAGACGTGAAGTATTACCTGATACGTCGCCTGGATTTGCACCAATTTCACGCTCGTACATTTGAACGAGTCCGCGTAGTGTAGTTGTATCTGAAAATTGTAGTGACATATTTAATTGCTATATCCACGCCCCCACGAATGAGGGAGTGAGATAACCATTAATCAGGAACGATTGCTGTCTGGAAAGCACCGATAGCGGTACGTCCCTCTAGCATCCATCCAATAGTGTTGTCGATTTTAGTTACAGTGTAGATGTTTGTGGCGGTAAGGAGAGCCTCCTTTGTGCCGTCACAGTCTTCACTGTTGATTTCTTCTCCACTACCTGCTGGGGTGCGTAACTCTGAGTTAGCCGCTCCAGCAATGATAGTGATTTGGTGCCCGTTTGGTACAGACGCTAATGATGGAAGGACTGTGAAATCGTTTACATCATTTACGTTAGCTCCAAGACGGACAACACGCACTGAAGGGGGGATACTATTCACTGCGCTAGCGGCTGCTGCTGGGGTGAGAGTAATTGACTGTAGTGTCAATCCTTGAAAGTGCGGGTTAAGTCCATTTGATACTGCCATTTTGAATATGTTTACCACTTAGTAGGAGGATTCAGGGGGCAACGCTGGTGGGAACATTGCAACCTGAAGCCCCCCACCAAGTGAGAGGCTAATAAGGTTAAGCGAGGGTGATGTCAATGATAAGAGATACCTTTGGTGCCCAGAGCTTGAAGCCGATGTAACCGTAAGTTACTACTTCCATACCTGTCTTTCCTGATACCATCTTTTCATCTGTCTTCACTCCACCTGGCATAGCCACAGTAGCCATGTTCTTTACACCAGCGACGCGGTGACCAGAGTTTGTCCAAGTGATTGTTCCTACAGTAGCGTCTGTGAATGTACCTGTTCGTACAACATAGATGTCGATACCCATCCACTGACCAACCTTTCCGTTGTTCAATACTGAGTCAGCGAAAGTGTAACCGTTAGTTGCACCAGCTTGGTAGAGACCTACCATGTCAGTGTTTTCAAGTACAACGAACTTTCCATTGTATGAATCTGCGAAACCATCAAGCTTTGAGTTGAGGTTAGCGAAGATTTCATTGATGTTAGCAGCAGTAGTGAAACCTCCTGCTGGAGTTGTGTAAGTACCTGTACCATCTTCACAGAGGTTGTTAAGTACGAACTCGTCAATCTTCTTAGCTACGTTGAACGCCATTTGTTCTGTACGTGCTGCAAAGAGGTCGAACTGTGTCAAAGACTCCTGGAAGTCCATGATGTGTTCTGCAACGATGAATTCGTCAGTTACTGTGAGGGTGTCATCAGTAGTTGTGAAGTCAGCAGTTGAGTAAGTACCAGCAAGAGCTTGTACGGTTACAGTTGGTGTTGAACTGTATGGTGACTGGATACGAAGGTTATTACTTCGGTCAACCATTGTAATTTTTTCTGTAACAAGTGCGCCTCGTAGGAGGGTGTCAAGAGTTGCAGAGCGGTATTTGTCTCTGTAAGTACGAGAACTTATAGTGTTAGCCATGTTATTTAGGAATTAGTTAAATTAATTCCCACCAGTGGCTACCGATTCTTCATTCGTAGGATTGTCAGTCGGGCTAGGTCAGCTTCTGATTCCGGCATAATACCCTTTTGGGCATCAGCCATGAGTCGTTCGTCTGATACTGTACCCCCTGCTCTCCGTGTTCCGCCTCCGGTATAGACAGCTTGTGCTGACTTACGTTCTTCGGCACGTTCTGAAATGGTAGCTTTTACGACACTTGATTTGAGTGCTTCTGATACGCTAATCTTTTTAAACTTGGCGTACTCGAGTACCTCGTCAATGTCTTCGTCTTCAATGTTTGCTCGTGAGAGCGCGATAATATCTGCGGTAGATAGTCCGTTAGCTTGTACTGTTGGAGCTTTCTTTTCAGCTTTTGCTTCTTTCTTCTCTTTTAGTTCTGCTTCTGCCTTCTTTAGTCGAGCGTAGAGTTGTTTTTCGCGTTCTGAGTATTCCTCTTCTTCACTTTCCTCTACTTCTTCTAATTCTGGTTCTTCATTTAGTGAGTCGAAGGTCTCTAGTTCATCGTTTTGTGAGTCGATGTTCTCTAATTCTGGTTCCATTTGATGAGATGGTTACTCTATTAAATATATTATACCACGAACGTGTTTACTTTGTGCTATCTTTATGGAGCCGTTCAAGTACTTGTTCTGGTGTTTCGTTCTTCTTGCCAATAAGGGTGATGATGTTACCAAGAGCGTTTTCGATATGATTCACCATGAGTTGGTGTGCTTCAATACGGATAACCTTTTGCTCGGTTGTCATTCCATTAAGGTCAAGCTTAGTCCACAGGTCAAAGTTGGCCCGAATCGGGCTATCTTCTGTAAGCTGTGGGTAGAATACCTTGCGGATAACTTGTATTAGTTCATCATTTCCTTCAAAGGCTGCCTTCAGGGTGGCAATATCACTTGCCACCAGTCGTGATTGTTTCAACATAGTTTATTTCTTAGCTTTTGATACTTTCTTAGCAATTTCTTTTAGCTCAATATCCTCTGCATCTTCTGTTACTGGTTCGTCCTCAGTGTTGAGTCCATACTTTGCAAAGAGGGCTTCTTTCTTCTGTGCGTACTTTACTGGATTCTGTGCCTTGTACTTAGCGATAGCTTCAAGAGCTGCTGCCTTGTCATCTGACGGAATCGGTGCGTATTCTAGTTTTGCCATAAATAGCGATTTTATTGTCTTTATTAATTTCATAATGTGTTCCCCCACCTATGGTGACATCTGGGGTGTTGGTGCTGCTTCTGGGGTTACGCCCGGCTGTGGGGCTTGTGTGGGCTGTGGAGCGCTTATGGAGATAAGCTCCATTGGTGAGAATGTGCCCGTTTCTTCTAAGAGTTTAGATAGGACAAGTTTGGCGTTTTCAACATCTCCCAAGTTTGCAAGGGTTGTGAGAACTGCCTGTAGTGTTGTGAGGTTCGCTGCCTTGTCTGACTGTTCGTTAGTTACTTCTACTTCAACATCCCACTCAAAGTCACTGAACACATCCTTCCATGTCTTTTCGTCTAGTTCATCAGGCTTAAAGTACCGCTTGTTCCCGAGCGTCTTTAGTTCTTCTGTCACCTGTGCTTCTGCACCTATTTGGTCTGGTTGGGTGATGTCTGGAGCGGCACCTTCGATTGGTGATTCTAGGAACGCTTTGAGTTCTTTCTTGTACTGTTCACCCAATCTCTTCTTGGCTTCATTAGGAATGTATAGCTGGTCAATTTGCTTTACTCCCATGTCATCCAGCACTGCTACGATTTCATCTTTAGTGTTGAGTTGCTTCTTGATGTGCGGGATAACGAACTGTCGCCAGATTTCTTCAAGTGCCAGTCCCTTGTTCTCTGTCATTAGTTCAAATAGAGAGAGGCCTTGTGCGGTTGTAATCTGTACAGTTCCGAGTGCTGTTCCTGATGGTGGGGTTACTCCCTTGAGAGCATCTGGGGTGCTTGAAGCTTCCGTTGCTTGACCGCGCCAATCTGTCTTGTTGTTCTGTAGGGATACAATGTCGTGACTGTTGTTGGCCAACTGTGTGAGGGGTGCGTTGTTCTCGTGGTAGAGAATAGAGCCAGTATCGAGGTCGCCAGTGTTCTTGCCCTGGTACGCTGGGTCACTAGTCTGGAAGATAAGCTTGCTTGCTAGTTCTAGCTGGTCTTTGATTGCCTTTTCATTATGGTTGACCATCCACTGTGCCTCAAATAGGTGTTCTACCGCACCAATAGCCATAACTCGGCCATCTTCTTTAATGAGGTGGGTGATGTGGTATGGGTTCTTTTCTTGTCCTTTATATAGGGTGTAGTCGTTGTACTCACCCTTGTCGTTCATTGTGAAAGAACAGATATGCACTTGCTGAACGTAGATTTCACTGTCTGATTCCTTACCTGTAAGGAGTTCCTTTTCAAACTCACCGTGTAGCTCGTAGACTTCAATGTATTCAGCTTTATTATCTTGCTTGTCCTTGCCTGTTGTCTCACGTGACTTCAAAGAACTCTCGATAAGTGATTCAACTTGTTTTTGGTCAAAGAGTTTATTCTTGCGAAGCTGTGCTGAGGTGTAGTAATGTTTCTCGATTACGGGATTGCCGTAGAACTCAATGGCGTCAACGATAAGACGATTCCACGGAACCACTGTGGCGACAAGCTCGCCGTCTTTCTCTACAAACTTAGATACAGCCGAACCATAGCGAGCGAGGGTGCGTCCCCAATCATTAAGCCATACACCGAAACCACTCTTACGCATCCACTCTTTAGATTTCACATCAGCAAGGAGAGCAGTGGTGTGGTTGCTACTCTTGGTTGCTTTGATACGGATGTTGGCTCGGTCAATGTCAGTCGCTCGATACCAGACATTGGCGGCCGCGGTAACGATATTGAAGAAGGGCTTTTCACGGCCAAGAGAGTCTGTTGGGCCTGATGTATGCTTGCTGTTTAGGTACGCTTCAATTTTGTCGATATTCTCTTTTGGTGAGAACTTAACATACTCACTGATAGTGGTATCAGAGTTAATGTAGTCTTGCTCCTGTTTACGGATTATGTCTAGTGCTGTTTCCATTTAAAAGTTGTCCACCAACTATGCTTGATAATTATTAGCCATTATGTATGCCATATTATACCACGTTACTTAGTACTATTGCTTCCCCTGAAGTCCGTTCCCCTCAAGAATTGTTGAGCCGTCCGTTGTGCTCGTTGTTTAGCTTCCTCCGACTGGCCAGGTATTAATTGTTGACGTATCACAAAATAACAACGCATGATAAGAGTATCTGAAATGTCTGGTGAACGCCCGATGATTGCTTTAATGTCATCTTTCATTGTAGCGAGTCTCTTTCCGTCTCCCTTGCTTGCGTCTTGGTAGGTGGCTAGTTCTTCGATGATGGCTTCTTTAATGCGAACATCAGATACTGATACGGCTATTTCGTGCTTATTTACTAGCTCAGCAAGCTTGAAGACACACTGTGAGCGTAAGTTGGCGTAGTCACTTGTGAGCTTAGCGTCTTTTAGATAGTGAACATTAGGAAGCTTGGTAGGGTCTTCGTCAGTTCTGATAGCCCCATATGAACTCTTATAGCCTATGATTCCGTCCAAGAGGGAGCTAGAGGCTACACCTG